CCCGCCGTGAGACGTTCCGTGATGGTAATGCAGTTCGTGTACTTGGTTTCAGGCGTCCATCCGTCGCCTGTATCGTAGTTCACTCGGTAATCGAGTTTCACACCGTCGGTGGTCTGCACGTTGCTTACGTGCGAATACCATGCCAGTAGGGCGACATGGCGGCCATCTCCTACGACGATTCCCACGTAATCATCTGTAAGCTGGGTTAAGGTTTTTTGGCATAGAATGTTGGCGAGGTCTGCGAGCGCTGCATCCTTCCACCGTGCGTAGACAGCTTCTCCAACTTGGTTGATTACGCTTGCGTCGATGTCCATGACGCTCCTTCCGAACATAAGTTAGGCCCTACCTCCCATTGTAGGAGATAGGGCCTTGCGGTGCAGTCCCGCTACTGTTTAGGGTAGCGTGTCAGGAGGACGCCATCAAGCCAGCGGCAATCAGAGCGTTCACCACCTGCGCTACTGTGCCGGACGTCGGGTCAACGTGAGCGGCCTTACCCATAGGCTGACCATTTTCGTTTACGAAGTTGATGACCTTGACCGTGTTCACGTTGTCTTCTGGCAGCGGTTTGCCGCCGACTCGTGCGTACATTTCAGCGTTCATCACTTGTCCTTCGGCTTGATGACCACGGCGGACTTCTCAGCGTCCAAACCGCCACCAGCGTAGATCTCCTGAAGATACTCGTTGGTGTTCGTGGACAGTGCGAAGTTCGTGAACGCTTCGATGGAAGTATCGCCAACAACCGCATAGTGAGATGCGGACATGATGACGCCCATA